GACCTAGATAACGTTCTAGTTCCTGAACGGCTTTTAATTGATGAGGTAACCCTTTGTAATGTTTGATAACGTCAAAAAGGTTAATAGTCATTGCTGGGTTAGATATCAGGGAATGGTGCAGTTGGTGGAGTGAAGTTAGCGGTGTAACGAGCGATTCCTTTAGTGATACGGAGGTCGTCGATGTATCCGGTATAACCCTCGTTACCGCTGCTCGCACTGGCTCCCACTCTTGGCGCAACTACTGATGTCATAGATGCCGTAATTGGTGAAGATGTGGCGTCCAAGTTGCCGTTGAGCCATAGCTTAAACAGTGAACCTTCTCTTGTTAGCGCAATATGGTGCCAACTATCTGGCGGCATTACGGTAACGCCGTTTGTATTTCCCGTACCAATGTTGTCATAGAAAAATCCTAAAGTCGCTCCACCCGGGACTCTATTGAGCCTAAATGTAATACCATTTGACAAATTTGTTCTTTGCGACCATATATTAGGGTTGGAGAAAGCAAGGCTAGAAAAATAGACCCACGACTCGATTGTTAAATTGTCATTACTAAAATCAAACGCATTATTTAGCTCTAGCTGTATGCGACTTGTCTGAAAAGAGAACAAAATGCTACTGCCGCCAAATTTGCTTTGTGCAGTGCTTAACACAACCGACGTGGGTATAGCCGATTTTGGAGACGGGCTGCTATCTACAATCGTGGTGCTGCCGTTGGCTCCATCACCATGCAGTAGCAGAGAAACATTGCTGCGGTAGAGATCAACCGGATTCTTTTCAGAACCTGTAATAACCATACCGTTTTTCAAAAGTAGGTTTCCAGGAATTGCAGTTGGGCTCATGGTATGGCTGCTCCGATAGCTGTGATTAGGTTAGACACGCGGGTGTCAAGGGCGGCGAGATCGAGGGATTCTCCGATGCTGTAGAAGGCTAGGCGGGCGTCAGACAAGCTAGTTGGTGTAGCGTACCTGCAGAACACGCCTATATCATTGTCAACGTATGTAGTAGCAGCAGTAGAATACACTGTTGTTACTCCTGCATATCTAACTTGTTTTGATGTAATTAAGTTCCTGGAAGCACCCCATAATCCAGCAGAAAATGAGGTAGCAAGACCGCCCGAACCATCGTTGATTCTTGTAATTCTCGTTGTAGGTGTTGTAAGTAGTTCGCAAGATGGGGCAGAAATTGCACTTCTAGGAATATCTCGGGTTTCCTCCTCGGTCTGATAAACAGAAAGATGCTTATTAGATTGCGGATCATCTTGGTTATTTCTGTTGCTATTCAAATAGTTATCTGTTCCATTGCCTTTTAAGCCAGTTTCACGGTTGTAATTCCAACCAGCTTCAGTGCCGTTCTTGGTCGGCGCAGTCCCAACCAATGGAACCAGCGCACCATCAAGCGTCCTAGCACCAGCAAGGATGCAACTTGCTTTAATTGCATCCCAAATCTTATCTTGTTTGCAGCCAGCGACGAAATCATTGATCGCCCTGGCTACACCAAATTCCAGCTCCTGTTCATCGGCTGCCTCCACAGCAGCGACATACGACACTGCTTCAGGTTCGGTCAGTCCGTTCCAACCAGGCACCCATCGCAGCGTCATACATCACCTCCATCGGGCTCAGTAATGTCGTCGTCTACAACGGGTGGTTCAACCCAACCGTATGGTTTGCCATCTGCCTGGAACTGCGGGTCAACAGGACCGGCGTAGTAAGGACCGACCTTATACAGCTCAGCCCGTTGGCGAACAGTCTCCACCACGCTGGCAGTGAAATACTCTTCAGGTGTGGTAGCAGTTGTGCTGCCTTGTACAAGACTGAACTCAGCTACCAAAGCAGGCAGCAGTTCGTCGGGAATGTCGATAGTAAATTGAGCCATGAAAAAAGAACCTCCTTTAGGATTTGATGACGGCAAAGCCAATCACGATGGCTTCACTTAAGGAGCCAGTCGTGATGTTGCGAACGTTGATACTTGCTGAACCAGCAGCAGCTTGTGCGTTAAGTGTGTACGCGCCTGCTGTACCGCCAGAGACGTGATTAAGAACCAGCAGATCTGTAGCTGCAATGCTGGTGTTAGTAAGCGTGAAGCTAACCGTAGTGTCTGCGTTCAAAGCTGCACCATTCATAGTGATGGCACCACATGGAGCGTTGAGTGTTACGCCAGTGCTTTTGTTAGTTCCTTGTGTTACGGTGCCACGACCAGTGCCGTAGCCAAAGGTTCCAGCAGTGGAGTCATAGCTGAGGTTGCCACCAGCCAAAGCTCCAGCATCGTTATAGGTAACTTGCCCCGTAGACCCAGCAACAAGTGCAACAGTGCCAGTGGCATCGGGGAAGCTGATTGTGCGGTTAGCAGTGGGTGTTACTGCTTGAACTGTGGTAGAGAACGACCCACCATCATCAAGATTCAGGTCACCAGCAAGGGTCAGTTCATCGGTGGTTTTGTTATAAGTCAGTCCTGCGTCACCACCGAATGTTCCCCCATCATTAAATTGAACTTGGGTGTCAGAACCACCAGGAGTTCCACCACCACCACCGGCACCAGTTTCATCAAGTTTACCAGTGAATGGATTAAACTTATATGCCATTATGCAGTCCTCGTAACAGTACTAAGGCGATTACTAGCGTCATAACCAAGTGTCAATTCACCAACGGTAATACCACTTGCACCGCCAGTCTTGTAAGTAACAGTCTCAATCTCCCCCACACCATTACCAGCGGCTACATAGGTGAGAGCGATATAGTCATATTTAGGAATACTAAGACCTTCAGCAATTTGAGTTACTGAATATGTACCAGCATCCAGATTAGTAGTTTGAGAAAAACCAGTAGTCAAGCCTGGTCGAAATTCATTAGTAGAAACAGGCATTAGTCTTCAAAGATTTTTTTGATTTTGTCAATTTGATCGTCTTCACGACGAAGTGGTTTAAGAGCATTGATACCACTCAAAATGAGTTGTACAACACTGTTATCACGAAGCTTGGATGCTCCGATAAGTTCTGAGCCAAGAAAGAGACCCAAGAAAACAAGGGTCTCATAGCTCAACTTGATGCCAAGAATAGTAAGCATGGTTGGTTAGAAAGGGTGTGTTTTTGTCATAATGTTTAATTACACCGCGCTACCGCGCACTTCAAACGAAAAAGGTGTATCAACCAAAGTGGTAGTACTGTCCCAAAGTAGAATGTCAAACTGACCTGCTAAGGGCGAGTTGTAGGTGGCGGAAGCAAAGGTTCCACTATCAGGAGTCACACTTAAGTAATAATTAGCATCTAACCCATCAATGCCAATTACAACTCTTACAATCCCTTGAGATTGACGAGTGACAGAGGTCACATTGAATCCAGATATCAGAGTTGCACCACTTCCAGTAAGGTCTACACGTCCAGAACATAGTAGTTTAGTCAGATAACTACTAGATCCATGTAGAAGGCTATAGGAAGAGCCAGTAAATACACTAACAAAAGAGCCAATGTGTTCATTGGATTCTGAATACCTATAACCATAAAGACTTGTTGGGGTATCGGTAACCGTAACAGCGCTAGATGACCCGCTAAGTCTTTGCCAAGTATTTCCAATTACATTGACAATGCAAGCATTAGAATCGTTACCTTTGAAGCAAACAGCCTCACTATTAGCTGTAACCGGAGACTCGACCCTGTTGTTGCTAATAGTTGCGCCAAGATTTTGAGCCCTACTATGAATACCTATCTGATAAGGACTGGTAATAACATTTGAATTTACTACACAGTTACGTGTACGCACAACAAAGATAGCACCTTCTCCATCAGTGGACGCATATCCAGCATCGTAAACAGCTTGATTTGTGCCGTGCCCAACGATCACGTTATCCGAAACAACAATGTTGTCACCGTACTGGTCCGTTGTGTATCCGGGAGCTACAATAATACCAGCACGGCTATAAGTACTGCCAAGATTTTTCAGATAGTTACCGTCAACAACTACATTGTCAGTGTTCTGATTGTTTCCACCTGTTGATGGTCCGACATAAATGCCAATCATGCAATCAATCGCTATGTTATTTTGAATGATTGCTCCATCTACACCATGAAGATCGTACGCCTCCCAATTTGCAACGCCAATAACTGTGTTATTGCTCATCTTGATATTAGTTGGGCGCGGTACAACAATACTTGTATCAGAGGTGACAGACATTCCGTAGGCATTTAGAAAAGGAGCTACTCCGCCACCACCAGGACCAATATCGTATACGTAGTTATCTGAATATGTGATGTTCTTGCCTGTTATCGTTTGCAACCCAATACGACCTAGGTCATGTAGAGTAAGCTTTGAACAAGATAAACCGTCAACGTCCCACATCTCAACTCCAGCATCACCCCAACCGCTGATAGTTAAGTTTGCAATGGTGATGTTTTTTAGTTGTGTTACAAGAGTTAGATCTGGGGTGTTGAAGATTGCGCTTTGGTTCGCTTGGTAAGTAATAGTTAGACCATACTGAGGACCTCGAATTTCACCAGATCCGTCAATCTTAATGTTGTTACCATTTAGCAGAAAAGCTTTTATGACTCCAGAGCCTGTGCGAGTCAAGATACCCTCAACTACAACATGCTTGTTGGAGGAAACCGTTATGTTGGACGTAATCTTAAAAGTGTTCCCAGCCGGAAGTATAACTTTATTAGCAGCATTAATAGCCGCCTGAATAGCTACTGTATCATCTGTCACACCGTCTCCAACAGCACCGAAGTCCTTAACGGAGACAACATCCCTCAGCTTGCTTTCAACAGTCCTAGTAGTAGCTCCTGTACCGCTTTGCAGGAAGAACTGATCTTGAGACTGGTTAGAAGTACTACCGTTGAGGTTATTAACACAAATGACTTCAACAACATCACCTGCAATAAGTGCTACATTAAGTACAA